CATATAAGAAATAGTAAGAATTTTGTATTTGCAGGACAGAAAGAATATTTAATTGGGGATGGTCTCCTATCTAAAGCATGGGAAATTCTTTCGTTTGTAGATGATAATACAGCATGGACACAACCCAGGTTAAGAGATCGTGAAATGATTAAAATGTCTGGGTATAAGAAAAACGTAAACGGAGCAGATGTTGAACTAGGAATGAAAAGCCAAATAATGGGTGTGAGTTTGAAAGATGCTCCAGATAAAGTAAGGGGTAAAGCGGGGGAGCTTATATTCTTTGAGGAGGCAGGTGCTTTCCCAGGATTATTAAAAGCTTGGGAAGTTACTATGCCTGTAATGCGTCAAGGTGCTAAAACTCTTGGAACTATGGTGGCTTTTGGTACGGGTGGTACAGAAGGTGCAGATTTTGAGGGTATGGAGGAATTGTTTTATAATCCAGATTCTTATGATTGTTTGGCATTTGAAAATGAATGGGATGATGGTGCAATGGGTACTAAGTGTGGATATTTTATACCAATTGAAGAAAATTTAGAAGGTTTTATTGACGATGATGGTAATAGTTTAAGAGAACCTGCTAGAGAATTTGAAAAGGGTAATAGAGAGAAAAAGAAAGGAACAAATGATCCTAAAGCTTATGATCAATATATAGCTGAGCATCCTATGAATCCAAGAGAAGCTACGCTTCAAGTATCTTCTAATTTATTTGATATTGCATCTTTACAAGAACATTATAATAATGTAAAAGTAAATAATTTACATGCTATTGGTAATAATGGTAAACTTTATTACGCACATGATGGTAAAATAAAATTTAAATTAGATGGAGATGCGAGAGCAATTTTACGTTTTCCCCATCGTAAAGAAGATAACTTAGAAGGTTGCATAACCATCTACGAATCCCCCTATCTAAATGACCAAAAACAAGTTCCTGTAAATATGTATTTAATTTGCCATGACCCTTATGCTCAATCTCAATCAGCAGATTCTTCATCATTAGGATCCGCTTATGTTATTAAAAGAATTAATAATATATCTCAACCAGATGATCTTATTGTAGCTAGCTATGTAGCTCGTCCACATTCGCAAGATGAATATAATAAAAATTTATTTATGTTAGCAGATTATTATAATGCTAAAATAGGATTTGAGAATGATCGAGGAGAAGTTATTGCATATGCAAGACGACATAGAAAATTACATAGATTACAAGAAGAATTTGAAATGTTAGATAAAAAAGACTTAAGATCTAAAACAGTTAAGCGTCAATATGGAATGCATATGACAGAACAAAGAAAAAGGCAAGGAGAAATTTATATTAGGGATTGGTTAATTTCTCCAAGAGGAAAGGATGAAGAAGGTGAAGTTTTATTAAACTTACATAAACTTTATGATCCTGCTTTAATACAAGAATTAACTAAATTTAATCATGTAGGAAACTTTGACCGTGTTATGGCATTAATGATTGGAATGTTTCATACGCGAGAATTATATAATGCAGAAATAAAAGAAGTATTAGAAGATCGCTCATCAGATGGGTGGTTCGATAAAAATTATAGTTAAAAGAAGTGTTATAGTAATAATAATATATATAATAAATATTGTTATAGCATAATATTAAATAAAAATGAGTATTTTTGTACCATGAGTACGTACCAAGATATACCAAGACAGAA